CCTCAGGAACTACGTATTGAGATCAATGCCCACCAGAAGGCTTACTCTCTGGATTTAGATTTACAGCAGTACCTTGCCTCACATGGTGTGAAGTTCTCATCCCAGTTCACAGGCAAGAACAAGTGGGACACATCATTCGGTGTGGCAGCTATGTCAGGCTTGTTTGGAACTGTACGTAATGGTACACACCAAGACGATAACCTGATAGAGCTTCCTAGCCAAGATGGATCTGAGGGTATCAAAGCCCTTATACAGCAACTCATCACATGGAGACCAGATACGCGTGGTCCAACAGACTGCGTAATGGCTCTGTGGTTTTGTGAACTACGTGCCAAAGAGATTATCTCCAACGCACGTATTAACCAGAGCCACATGAATAACAGATGGGCTACCCGCAGACAACTCGAAAGTCGTTACGTTATGAACGTCAACGATTACGAATTCTCACAGTACGAATAGGATAAAGATGGCGTTCGATATCGATACAATTGCACGGCGAGTGCAGAACATGAAGGAGCGTAATCGCGATCGCGATGCGCGCATGTCTGACCTGCTTGCTGTTCGCAAGGGAAGAATGACTGAGGTATTCCCAGATCTATTCCCTGAAGGTATGTCAAGCCCGATGGTGGCCAACTTTGTTGATGTTGCTGCCCGTGACTTGGCTGAAGTTCTAGCGCCACTACCATCGTTTAACTGCGGTACAAGCAATACTACATCTGATCGCGCTAAGGCTTTTGCTGATAAGCGCAGCATGATTGCTAACAACTACGTTTATATGTCACGCCTACAGTCACAGATGTACTGGGGTGCTGACTGGTATTTCAGTTATGGCTTCCTACCAATTCACGTAGAGCCAGACTTTGAAACAAATCTGCCACGCATACGAGTCGAAGATCCAATGGGGGCTTACCCAGAATTTGACAGGTTCGGCCGTTGTGTGGCCTATGCCAAGCGATACATGAAAACTATTGGCGAACTCGCCAATGACTACCCAGAATACGCGGGGGCGCTTCTGGGTAAACTTGGTTTTAATCAAGATACAAACGCACTTGTAGAGATGATCCGCTACACCGATAAGGATGTAACTGTTCTTTTCGTACCAAGCCGTAATAATCTTATACTAAGCGCAGCACGTAACCTTATGGGTAAGATGACTGTAAAGGTTGCGCGCCGTCCTGGTATTGATGATGAAGCACGGGGACAATTTGACGATGTGCTCTATGTCCAACTAGCACGTGCTCGTTTTGCAAATCTAGCAATGGAGGCTGCTGAGAAAGCAGTACAAGCTCCGCTAGTTGTGCCAAACGATGTTCTCGATATGCCAATGGGTCCTGATGCAGTTATCCGAACTGCTAACCCACAAGGCATTGGTAGAGTCAGATTGGATATACCACAAGCAGCATTTCAGGAGCAAGCAGCGTTACAGTCTGAACTCAGACTCGGTGCTCGTTATCCTGAAGGTAGAACTGGAAACATTGACGCAAGTATTATTACTGGTCAAGGTGTCCAGGCACTTCTCGGTGCTTTCGATTCTCAAGTCAAGGCTGGTCAAATCATTCTTGCTGAGACATTTGAAGAAGTCATCGCGATGTGCTTTGATATGGATGAAAGACTCTTCAATGAAGAGAAGAGCGTCAGAGGCGTATCGCAGGGTACTCCGTACGAGTTAAAGTACATGCCAAGCAAGGATATTAAAAGCGACCACACAATTGAAGTTCGCTACGGCTTGATGGCTGGTCTTGACCCATCGCGTGCTCTGATTTTCTCCCTTCAAGCCTTGGGTGCAGATCTTGTATCTAAAGACTTTGTTCGTAGAGAACTTAACTGGAGTTTGAACGTATCACAAGAAGAACAGCGTATTGAAGTTGAAAAGATGCGCGATAATCTAAGTGCTGCTATCACAGCAACTGCACAAGCAATCCCTGCTATGGCTAGCCAAGGACAAGATCCTTCAGCCTTGATTCAGAAGATTGCAGATGTTATCGAACGTAGACAAAAGGGCGACAGTATAGAAGCTGCTGCATTGGCCGTGTTCACGCCTCCTCAGGCTCCTGAACAACCACCGATGCAGGAAGGAATGACTCCACCAGGCGCACAAGGCCCAGTTGAGCAGGCTCCCCCGTCCCCAGCCGCTCCTGGATTACCTTCTGGTGGGGTCCCTCAACAAGCACCAGACTTAGGGTCAATATTGGCAGGACTCGGGGGCTAATAGATGGCCGGGGACGAGTTCGCAGAACCAATCAATGATTTCTTAAGACAACTTTCTCAAAGAAAAGAATTGGAAGGTTACATTCCAACTGGATGGTACATCATCACAGAGTGGATGAGTGACCAAGAAGGTTTCTTAGTATTTGGATGGAGTGATGGTGTTGGATCACCATTGAAATATCGTGGCATGTTAGAGCATGCACTAGACGAGAAAATGTATTTCGATAAGTACGAAGGATAGGATCTTAAATGGCTGAAGGTATGAGAGTATCAGGCGTTGGTAAGGGTGCTCGCCGTACCGATTTAGACCGCGCTGCTAAGATTCAGCGCGAAGCTAAGATTCAAAACGCATCTGGTGGGCAGTATGGACAACGTGCAGAACTTACACAGTTAGCACAAGGTGCTCCTATGGCACAAGCCATGCCTATGCCTACAGCTATGGGTACTCCTCCAGTTCCAACAGTTGGAATTTTTGAACCTACGCAGCGTCCTGATGAACCTATCACTGCTGGTGTAGATGTTGGTCCTGGACCTGGTTCTGAATCACTGATGACACCTGTAGATGCACCAGATCAGCTCGCAACATTTGCTAGAGCTATGTACATGGCCAATCCAAGTCCACAATTACGTCGCATCGTAGAGGCTTTTGAAGAAGAGGGACGCTAGTGGGTTCACCATTAGACGCGTGGAATCCCGCGAAGAATAAAAAGATCAAGATGACTGGCATTTTTGATAATGTACAGTCACAACTTGATCGACTTGTTCAAACTGAGATGGCTATGCTTTCGCCTAATCAGTATGAAAACTTTGGTAACTGGGTAAATGCTTATCCAAATCAGAGCAAAGACTTCATCATGTCTGCAGTCAAGCTTGGTTTGAAGCCAGATACACCTGGAATCGGTAAGATTGCATCAGTTGATGGTCTTGCACAACTAAAACAAGATTTACTTAACACCAAAAACATTAAATCTGCGCTAGATAACGATAAATCTTTAGCGGGAGACATCAAAGATGTACTTTATGGTGGACTCAAGGGTACTTCACGCGTACTTTTCTCTGCATTACGCGCACCTTACGAGTATGTAAGCACAATCGGACGTGACGCTTACGCACTTGCTACGCAAAAGCAGAAGCCAAGCGTAGAAGAATTGATTTCAAACCTATCTCCTACTGCTATGTTTGGTGAAACCACACAGATTGGTCAGCTTACTCGCCAATTTTTGGCTAATCCAACCAAGGTAGACACAGGTTCAGGTTTCTTTATTGGGGAAAAGTCTAAAGTACAGAAGGCTCAGGCTAAGGCTATGAGCGCTTACGGACTTATCAATGGCAAATCGTTCACTCTTGGACGTGCTGCTATGAAAACTGTAGGTTCTGACCCTAACAGTACACAGTACAAGGTGATGTCAGGCATCATTGATGCTACTCTAAACATCGCTTTAGACCCATCAGTATGGATTGGTCCTGGTGCTGTAACTAAGATCGGTAAGGGTGGCAAGGCTCTTAAAGAAGCAAGAGTCGGCGCTATTAAAGAACTTGAAAAAGAATCTAATCGTTTAGCTGAGGCAACTCGCCTTACCAAGGAAGAAAGCAAGCTTGTTAAAGAGCGTTCTGGTCTTGCTAAGGAAGTTACTCGTCAAGCGGATAACAAGTACCTCAAGGCAGAGCAGAAGTATCAACAGGCTCAGCAAGCACGTATCGATGCAGACTTTATTGCTGCTAGTAAAGTGTTCGCTGCTGACTCAAAGAATGCTGCTAACCTTGCTGGTCCAGAGGGTGTATCCCTAGACAACCGTGCAATTGGCGAGTTTATCTTTGAACGCATGAATACAGGTAAGCAACAGGAATCTGTTGACGCATTATCTAAACTTTCTGCGGATTACTACAATACACGTGGCGCATTCCCTAGTGGAGTATTCTTTGATGAACTGCCACAGGCTGGCGCACTATCTTTTGCTACACGTGGTAACGATGAATTCGTTGCTCGTTACTTCGGCAAGAAGGCTCCTAAGCTAGTTGACTTGGCTGATGATACATCTGCTATGTCACAAAAGGCAGCACTACAGGAGTTAAAGCGCCGTACAGAACTACTTAATCGTATTAAAGCAGCAGCAGATGATGGTACTCTGCCAGCGCCTACACGTGAAGTATTCGATAAGTTGAGAAACGAAAACGAATCTATTAGCCGTGTAGTTACAACAATGCTTGAGGATGCAGTTGCTGCACCTTTGGGTGAGACCCTAAGAGCTGTAGCAGTATTCAAAGATGAACGTGCCATGGCACATGTTGTAGAGATGATTGAAGATATCTACAAAGTAGACGGCTTTTCTAACGTACGCACAATCTTTGGTGAAACTGGGGGCGTAGTTCTCACTAATGTAGATAACGTAGCTGCTCGTAAAGTAAAGATCAGCGAAGTTCTAGCAGAGTCTGCTGAGCCAGGTATGGCTGCACAGGCTATGTTTAAGGTTGATAGCGTTATTGAAAGAGCAGAACAAGGTCTAGCATCTAGCCGTAAAGCGTTTGAAAATGCCCAGGCAGAGAAGCTTGCTATGGCTCAACGCTTGGAAGATATCAAAGTATTACGCGATTATGCATCTAAAGATCCAGAAGTGCTAAAGATGATGCTTAACGACCCTGACAATATCGGTATTGCCAAGGTTATGGATCTTGATATGAAGATTGGCGATACTCGTTACGCTAAAGAATTCTTTGCATCTGAAGTTGGTCTAACTGATTCACTATTTGGTGGACTATCTGGCGATGGTGTTAAGGCTATGAAGTACCTATTCGGCAAGCGATTCCTCGCTGTTGCTGAAGTAGTAGCCAAAGAAAAGAACACTATGCGTTTAGATAGACTATTTGGACGCAAGTTAGATGTTGAAATTGTTGATGAATTAGCACAGGCTGATACCGTAGAAGGCGTTATGTCTGTCATGTTGAAGCATCTAGCATCTCCTGAATCAGACCCACAGATTGCTCGTGGCTTGCTATTCCGTACAGAGATGGCTCTTAGTGGCAGAAATCCACTTATTAAGTTGTCTGAGCCTGTTAATCAGAAGGCTGTAGCATTCGTTGAGAGGGCTGAAAAGGCTCTTACGAACATCTATGTTCGCTCAACTATCTTGCCTTTGAATGACTTAGATCGTCTAACTCGTGGACTAAATGACTGGTTTACATCAGCAAAAGTACCACAAAATCTAGTTGATGATCTCGTTAACAAGGTTATTCGCGAGAAGGATTATACTGCACGCTCCAAGATTATCATGGACGGCATGCGAATGATGCAAGAAAGCCTTGTTGCTAAGTATGGCAAAGGCGATGCAGATCTTGCTAAAGTGCTAGATGATGCACTAAAGATTTCCGGCAAAGATCAGGCTGTTATCCGTAACTATAGCGTTGCTAATCTAGCACAGGGTACAGATCCTAAACTTATGTTTGCTAATGGCGAAGAACTCGCTATGACTGGTGCTAACTATGCTCATCAGTTCCTAGATGATGTAATCCGCCTACCAGATACACGTCCTATTGTGGATGCTATCAATACCTACAATAAGAACGTTCCTTTGTATGGTAAGGCAAGAGCTATTGGTACTGCTGCCAACCAATTAGGTGACTATTGGCGTACAGCTCAGCTAGCATTCCGCGTATCTTATACACTACGTAACATTGGTGAAATGCAACTTCGTATGTTCTTCTCAGGACACGATAGCATATTCAATCACCCTATTCAGTATCTAGCGATGGCTATGGCTAATCCTAAGGGTACAAGCATGCAGAAGTTAGCTGCTCGTATTGGCAAGATGCAGAATGATATCTTTGGTAATAACTTCAAAGATGATATCTCTGAGAAACTTGTAACTGAAGCACTAGATGAGTACATGCAGTTTATGAAGCGTGGCATCAGTGCTGGTGATCCTCGTACTGCTTTCGTAGGGAAGATCTACGAAGTAGTCGGAAGTACCCATGAATCATATTACAAGGGTCTTGCTTTGACCCTTATGCGCTTCTATAAGGACGATTTGATGCCACTTGTGGCACGCGCTCGCACACCTGAGCTACAAGATGATCTTATTAACTATCTAACCACTAAGAAACAGGGTCTAGATATCCTTGAAAAGATCCATCGTGGTGCTCGTACATCTCGAGAAATCGAGGGTGCTAAGGTATCTAACTTCGATAAGATTATCCTAAAGGATACTGCAAAGCCATTCTCTAAAGATAACATCAATGTTGACAACTTGAGAACCTATCTGTTTGATACTAATTCGACAGGTTCTTATGAGTATGCGTTACAGTCAATCGGTGGCAAAGGCCCTAAGGCTGAGTACATCCGTGAGATGCTTGCTAATGGCAAAGTAACTATTACTCAAGGCAATAGAACA